CCAACAACACCTGCGCCGACACCAAGTTCAGCAATTGGTCAAGGCATCGCACAATACAAGCCAGGTCAACAAGGTGTTAATCCTGAATTACAAAAACGATTGGCTGCACGTAAAGCAGGTAAGCCACAGTATGCGGCAAACTTAGAAGAAAACAGATTAAGAAAGCGCAAGAATGTTATCAGATAATTTAAAAGTATTATTAGCGAGTACTCAATCATTCGCTATCAAGAGTCAGAACTTTCACTGGAACGTTGAAGGTAGTAACTTCCCACAGTATCACGCATTCTTTGATACATTGTATGGTGATGTAAGTGCAACTATCGATCCTATTGCAGAGTATATCAGAATACTAGGTCACTATACTCCTGGTAGTTTAACTCGCTATGCTGAGTTATCTATCATACAAGATCAAACTAAAATTCCACGTGCTGAGTTAATGTTTGCTGAGTCACTACAAGACTGTGAAACAATGGGTCAATTAGTAACAGGAATGTTTGCTGAGGCCGCAAATGAAAATCAACATGGTATAGAAAACTATATGGCTGAACTGCAAGACTTGTATGGTAAGAAAGCATGGTTCATTCGTTCGGTACTAAAGAAAGAGCGTGAGTGAGAGACTTAATAGAGTTACTTGAGGATAAGTCAAAGCCAAGAGACATTGAAATTATCCCGTTAAACTTCACCGAGCGTGAGGTTTCTCCTGTATTGGGAAAAGAAACTCTAGCATTACATTACGGTAAGTTAGCTCATGGTTATGCTGATAGGTATAATCACAAAGAGGGTGACAGTGACTTTAATTATGCAGGTGCATTCTTACATAATACATTGTTCCCTCAGTTCCGTGAAGTAAGAAACGACAATAAACCAAATGGTCCTATGTTAGGATTTGTTAATAAACACTACGGATCATACAATAGTATGAAAAGTAAGTTTGAAGAAGAAGCAATGGCTATTCAAGGTAGTGGTTGGATTTATCTATCTGTTAAAGGTGAGATTAAAATTATCAAGAACCATGAAGTACGCAATGATATATTGTTATTGATTGACTGGTGGGAACATGCTTGGATATTAGACTATGGTTCTGACAAGAAGAAATACTTGAAAGAACAATGGAAGATCATAAACTGGAATGTTATAAATACAAGATGGGGAAAAAGTTTATGAGAGAAAATGAATATCCAGTGTATCCTGAAGATGATGGATACGACACCTTTAAAAACCCGTATAGTCCAGTATGAGAGCAAATGAATTTATCACTGAAGAATCTAAGTCTGCTAAAATCAATGGCTTGATTTTAAAGTATGCATTCAACGACAGTGCATTAGTGATGAAGGCATTTGAGCCTACTACTAGAAGCCCATTAGCATATGTAAAGTTTGTTAAAGAAAACAAAGAACTATATCCACAGGATCTTTGGGTGCATGACGATTTTCGTAATCGTGGCATTGCCAAGTCAATGTATGACTACCTAAAGAGTGAAGGTTATATCATCAATAGAAGCCACGATCAAACCAAAGCAGGCGCTGGTTTTTGGGATAAACATCGCGGTGAAGACGAGTATGTTTGGGAAGAACAGAAGATTACACTTTCAAGTAATCAACCTGCTAAAGCATGGATTGAAAAAGTCTATGCTAAGTACCCACATACTATGCAGAACAATCACGTTATGGTTTGGGGTGAAGGTGATGAACAACAGTTCGCAGTGTTTGAACTAACTCCAAGTTTCAGTAAACGTGGTGCAGTAGAAGTTAAATGGTTCCAAGCATATCCGTTACGTCAAGGCGTGGGCAGTCGTGCTATGAAAGAACTTCAGTTATTAGCTAAAGAAGATGGCATTATACTTACGTTATTCCCTTGGGATAAAGGACAAGTTAGTCAAAGTAAATTAACTAAGTTCTATAAGGGACAAGGTTTTAAGCCAACACAAAAGGGTTCTAAGAGTATGTTCTGGGATCCAAGTGTGAATGAAGAAATTATTGACGAGATGCCTCTCCCGGCTGACTGGGACCCTCAACAAATGCGTCAAGGCGCAACTACATTCAAGTCAAGATTGAAATACGCATTAGATAGAGCAAAGAAGTTAGGCACAGGTTCTAGTCGTGTTGCTACAACCATTGAATATCAAGGTCGTCCTACAGTATTGAAAATTGCTAAGAATGCTAAAGGTCTAGCACAGAACAGTGTTGAGGCAGATATTCTTAGTGATGGATATGCTAGTCAAATGGGAATACTAATTCCTATCATTGATTATGATACACAGAATCGTGAACCAAGTTGGGTTCACACTGAGTTGGCTAGTAAGGTTAGTGACAAACAATTATGCTCTATTATGAAATGTGATAATCTCAGTCAACTAGTAAATATGGCATGGTCTATCATTGGGAAGAAAAAATATTTAGGTGACTATCAAAGTTATATCACACACATGCGTAATAAAAACAAGAGTGAAGAAGATATTGATACCATGGTTGAATATGCTAATACATTAGCAGAATTGAATAGTCAATTTGATGTTCAGTTAGATGATTTTATGCAACCAGCAAACTGGGGGATGTATCAAGGTAAACCTACAATCATTGATGTTGGCTTCAATAGCAACGTATTAAACCAGTATTATTCAAGATGAGAGATAGTAGTATGAAAAGAATTGTAGCAATATTATTAACAACATTCGCATTAACCGCATCAGCATGGGAGCAACGTGCACCATTGCCAGTTCAAGCATGTCAAGTACATAGTCCTTATGGATTTGCACAAACAAAACGGCAAGTGCAACCTATTTGCCGTGAGGCTTACCTGGTGGCTTATGATGCTCCTGTTAAAATTCCTGCTTATGTAGCTTATACATTAAAGCCAGAAAACGCATTAGGTTGCTTTCCGAGAACAAACGCCTTCGTGGCTGACCAATCATTGAATGGTACAGGTGCAAGACCTGACGACTATGTTGGTACAGGATACGACAAGGGACACGCGGCACCGGATGGGGACCTATCTTATACTCAGCAAGTTGAATATGAATCATTCTTAATGACTAATATGTATCCACAACATGGTTCATTGAATCGTGGCATTTGGAAGTTATTAGAGACTAGTGTTCGTGGTTGGGCAGTACAGCGCAATCAATCGTTCACTATATTTGTTGGTGCGTTCTACGGTCAAGGTAATGAATCATTCAAGGGAATTATTGTACCCCACGGTTATTATAAGATTGTAATCAATAACAATACAGGAGAAGTTGCTGGTTGGAAGTTTCCGCATACAAAGCCATATGTTAATTTAGGTAATGACTTGACTAAGTTTCGTGCTCCTATTGCACAAATTCAACAAGAGGCGGGTGTTATCTATGCATTACACCCTAAAGCAAAAGAACTACAGCCCGGACAAGAGTGGGCTGTAAACTTTGGTGACTTAACTAAAGCAAAACGCGCCAAGTGCGGCGCAAATGCTCAAAATTAATTCTTTTGATAAACGAAATAGAGCCTGCCAAGTTCGGCAGGTTCCTTTTTGAACTCTAGTAACGTAAGATTGTATTTCTCAGCAAACTCATTCACTATTTCAAAACTCCAAGGGAAGATATCAACGTACGGACCTGTCTTATGCGGCAATCCTGGGTTAGCACGTAGATAAAATTTACCGCCCTTCTCAAGTAATGACACACAATGACTGAATCGTTCTTCAATTTCATCTTTGCTATTGAAGTTGATACTACCTAACGCAATGATAACGTCATGTGATTCAGGCTTAACTTTATAGTCTAGTATATCAACTTCATAATCAGCACAGTTGTTGTACGGATCAATACCAATAATATTTGGTATACGACCTTTGAATGGGTGATACCCACAACCAACATCAAGCACTTTCTTTGGATTAATCTTAGTAACTTCTTCTGCTAATGTCCAACCACTGTGGTCGTAATCACCTGTACGTGGCTTCCAAATCTCAGCAAAGAAACGATGAGTGTATCTTTCTGATAAGTCAGCTACGATATCATGCAATGAACCAATATAGTCTGATTGTATTTGCAACTCGTCCCATACATGGTCTTTGAACTTGCGATAACGTGCAGGAGTCCAGGGTAAGTCTTGAACGATTGTATTCTCGTCAATAGAAATTTTTGCATACTTAGGTAAATTAAACGCTAACTGCAAATTTTCTTGTAAAAGCTTAAAAATTTTAGTATTCATGGAATTTTTTTGATAAATAGAATGATTATTTAACATAGGAAATCATATGAAAAAACTTTTATTTACATTGTTACTATTGCCTATCTTGGCATTTGCGTGGCAACCAACTAAGCCCATAACAGTTATCTTCCCTAACGGCCCGGGAGCGGGTAACGAGATATCATTCTTTTTTGTTGCAGATATTGTATCAGAGAAAACAAAGGCTCAGTTTAACAGAGAGCATCGTCCCGGTGCTGACGGCAACATAGCAATGAATCACTTTGCTACTGTTCCTGCTGATGGATACACTGTAGCAGTTCCTGCATGTAATAGTCAATGGGTAACCGGTGAAGTATGGTATCCACAGACACTGAAGTATAACATCTTTGACTTTGAACCTGTAGCGAATATAGCACGTAGCCCTTTAGCATTTTGGGCACATCCTAATAGTAAAGTCAATACACCAGAAGATTTGATTCGTGAGATTAAAGAAAAGAAACGACCTATCAATTTTGCAATCGGTGGTGGTGGACATAAACTAGCAGTTGAATACTTAACTGACAAACTAAATGTTCTTGGTGGTGATAGAGTACAGACAGTTATGTACAAAGGTCCAGCACAAGCATTGATGGACACAATGGGCGGTCACGTTGAGTTTAGTGTTACACCAGTTGGTGTAGGGTATCCTCATGTTAAAGCAGGTAAACTAAAGCTTATTGGACTAGCAAGCGAAGTACCTCTTAAAGGGTTAGAGTCTGCCCCATTAATGAGCAAGTATGCTCCAGGACTAAATTTATATGGTTGCTGGAACTTAGTACTACCAAAGAACACACCAGAAGACGTTCAAAAATGGTATCGTGATAACTTTGTACCTGCGATTCGCAGTAAAGAAGTTAAAGAAAAATTTGAAGACAATCAAATGTTCATAACTACTAAAGAGCACACCCCTCAAGGCGTACATGCAAGTATGGCAGTATTGCGTAGAGAGTGGCAACCTATCGCAAGAAAGATAACACCTTGAAATATATTTTTGTAGCCGGCGCTCCCGGCTCTAAATGGTCTAGTGTAGTAAAGAACATTTACTACAGCCCTAGCATAGACCATTCTGATTATAGTGATGAACGCACGTATTATCATGATGCTAGCGGCAGTATACAATTGATGCACTTGGGTGCATACTTTGACCCGGGTATGGAGTTTGGTGAACTATGTTTGCGAATGCCAATGTATACTAAAGAACAACACGAAGAAGCGTTTGACAAAGCATTTGCTCCTGACAGTACAGGAGTTCGTATAATTAAAAGTCACGTATTTGCACATCATATTAACTATATCAAAGAAACATGGCCTGATTGTCCTATCGTCTTGGTGCATAGAGACAATGATAGTTGTTTAGGGTGGTGGGTAAAATGCGGTCACTTTGATATCACTTACCCTAAGTATGATATATACTACAAAGACCTACGCACAATGGCATCTATCATTGATAAACAAAACACAGATATTCAAGATGCAATAGATAAGCATAAGCCATTTAGAGTGTATAACAACTCTAGATTAGCGTTGATTCTAGGGATTGACTCACCCCCAGACGAATACAAGCAAAGTTATATAGAAAACGATATAGAGGTATCAGTAATATGTTAAGTAATTGGGAAGAAACAAAAAAGCGCAGTAAGTATCATTTTGATAATTTCAAATTAGATCCACAGCAAGATAAAGTCACATCACTTGGTAAAATTGTATCAGATTTTAAACCTGAGTTAACTGATATTATCAAAAACGCAAAGCCTGCAACGTGGAGAACACGCGGTAAAGTTGGTAAGTCTAGACCCGAAGAAGAACTAGCAAGCGAAGACTATGACCTAGAGAAATTTGGTTACGGTAAAGATTATCAAATCACTCATTTGAACTGGGATATACCAGAAAAGCTTCAACGTATCAGCAAGCTATTCGGACTACAAGATTGTATGGATCGGATACACGTACAAATGCCAGGTGAAGTGTGGAACTTGCATTTAGACAAACTAGAAAAATGGGCTCCTACTGAGCCATGGCGTGTTATACGAATTCAAGTACAGTTAACAGACTGGGAGCCGGGTCACTTTTGGTCTTACGGTAACCACATGCATCAATTTTGGCATGCCGGTGACGTAACTACATTTGATTGGCAGAACATTCCTCATGCTACTGCAAACGCAGGACACAACCCTAGAGTGACGTTTCAGATGACAGGTATTGTTACTGAACAAACTACAGATTTCATAAATAGATTAAAGAGATTTGAGAAACATCAGTTAGACATAACTGATAATTCTTGGTAAGAACACACTACCTTAGGACCTTTGCGTTATAAAGTGTGACCCGGCTGCTGGGTTGATGGACGAATTCGCTACTCGGAAGTCTAAAGTGAGCATTTTATGATAAATACGATGAACATAAAAAAAGTAATTTATACAACAAGATTTGATAAAGAGTATTTAACTTGGCATGAGTGGGTGTATACTACTAGGTCAGAAGAAGAAATTGAAGAATATGAGAATCTAGAGGACGCTACAGGTAAAATGACACCTGGTAAAGAAGCGTTGTTTAGAGCTTGGTTGGACGATCAACAGATTTTAGCACAAACAGTGTATGTGGATGATGATGATGATTTTATGAAATATTTTGAGTTTACTATATTTGAACAAGAAAAAAATGATAACCGATGAAATTTTAACAGAAACTGCCGCTAATGAGCTAGCTAAAAGGTTGCCCTCATTGCGTAAGCACAACTATGATACCATTGATACACTAATGCGTAACATAGCTAATAAACACCATATTACTGGAAAAGCACTGCATGATTTATTTGTTAAAAAATTCAAAAGAACCCCTGATGATTGGGTTAAAGGAAAACTTGATGAAACTGATGACGAACCTTCATCAGAGATTGAAGATGAAGTAAACAAATTTGCTCAATGGACTGGTAAAAAACTCAACTTAAAAAATGTCCCTAAGATTGAATTGAGTTATGACACTGAAGAGGCACAAAGTAATCACCACACTGGTGGCCATACTACAGGTGAAGACATGATTTGGGTGTATGTAAAAAATCGCAACCTAGTTGATATACTACGTACAGTATTCCATGAATTGGTTCACGTTCGTCAGGATGAGTTAAACATGATTAAGCCCGGATCTAGCTATCCAGGTAGTCCAATTGAAGCCATGGCTGATATGCTTGCGGGTAAGTATATCAAGATTTATGGTAAAAATAACCATCATATCTTTCAATAAAATGTAACGTGTGCTATAATGGCACATGCTTAAAATTTTAGTTCCACTGCCCAAAAAATTAATCATCGCTTGTAGCGGAGGTGTTGATAGCATGGCTGTAGTTGACTTTCTAAAACGAAAGCATGAAATAACTATTGCTTATTTTAATCATAGAACGCAACACGGTGAAAAAGCCGCTGAGTTTGTTTCTAGATATTGCGGGGATAACAATCTTGTTATGTTGTATGGGTCACCTCGCAGTGAAAAACTTAAAGAAGAATCACAAGAAGAATACTGGCGCAGAGAACGCTATGATTTTTTAAGCGAGCTTGGACCAGTCATCACTTGTCATCACTTAGATGATTGTGTTGAGACATATATTTGGTCAAGCTTACACGGTACACCGAAAGTTATTCCATTAACAAGAAACAATGTACTACGCCCATTCTTAACTACACGCAAACAAGAACTTATGTCTTGGTGTGTGCGACATAATGTATCTTGGATTGAAGATGAATCAAACCAAGATACAAAATATATGCGAAACTATGTACGAAATGTAATGATGCCACATGCACTGCATGTTAATCCGGGGTTACATTCAGTAGTTAAAAAGATTATTCAAAACAAGACAGCTATCACATAGATAGCACAATCTTGCAATACTTTAGTACTTTCTCTTGATTAGCATTCTTGAAAAAATCCTGAGGGTATTCGTTTCTACGCTTATTTTCAATCTCATCTCTAGTTGCACCATACCACATTACGTTAGGTATAGACCATGTTACTATCTTGCGATGGTCTGCTAATTTCTTGTTGAGTCTATCAGCATGATAGCCTGCAGTATCTCTAGTCCAGTTGTCGTTCTTCCAGTTTGCAAATATTGAATTAGGCTGTGATGGTAACATAGTAAATCCATACTTGCTAGCATTCTTGTCAAACTCAGATTTGATAGACCATACAGGACCATCATCAGGCCCGTTCAAGCCTAGACGTTCAAATGTTATACTGTGTAGGTCATTCTGTATAAACCAATCAGCAGTACTATCAATGCTTTCAATAGTTTCTCCTGTTATACCCACAATGAAGTTAGTATGAATTGGTACATTATGTCCCCAGATGTTGTGATATAACTCGGGTATAAATTCTCTCGCAGTTTTCCCACTCCATGCTTTACCAACTGTTTTACTAGCTTCATCATGCAGTGATTCTAGTCCAAAGAAAGCACCGTACAAACCTGACTCTTTAAGATAATACGCAGTGTCTGGAAAACGATGTACTAAGTCAGCACGAATGTAACTAGAATACGTTATTTTAAAAGGAAGAGTCTGTGTCATATCATAGAACGCCTTCATTTTTGTTTCAGTATCATTGAATGTGTCATCAATAATATAATATGAAGTGGTACCAAAGTTCTCGTAGTTATATAGAATTTCTTCCTTCAAGAATTCCATACCACGAATATAGTCTAATTTCTTTTTACCCAAGTGAGGGTACTGGCAGAATCTACATGCAAAGATGCACCCCCTACTTATATCAAGGGGCAACGGCTCTCCTGGTAAAATACAATCTTGCTTTGACCATTTAAAATCGTCTACCTCAATATTGTATACGGGATTTCTAGCTTTGTTATATACTGGTCTCTTGTTAGGGTCCCAATAACACTCAACTGATTCTGGCGGCTCAGATCCTTTAGTGATGTGATCCATGTACTCTAAAAATATTTCTTCTGACGCAGTAGTATATGACATAACGGTCGCATCAACTACACCTAAACCCGCAAGTTTTTCTGATTTGTATCCACCTAATACTATTTTTATATCAGGATATTCTTGTTTGATACGTTTTAAAATATTTAGTTTATCTTCAGATATCCAATATTTTTGACCATTAGAATGCGTATGCACAGTCAATGCTAAAAATGTAGTTGAGATTGCCAATACTTTAGTATCCTTAGTAAGAAACTTTCTGGTCATTCTCTCAACAATGGGCCCGGGTAAAAAGTCAATGAAGTCAATGACTTGGGTTGTGTAATTATGTTTGCGTAGCCAATATGCTACTTTATAAGGACCGACGGTCCTAGATACACCCCAGTCAACTCCACCATTCCAAAAGATTATATTCATGCAAATATTTAGCGTACAAATCATGTTACCTAAAATAGTTGACTTCTCTACACATTCTGTTATACTAACTAGATATTTAAGGAGAACCTATGTCAGACTATAACAGAACCTTTAACGGTGAAGCAAAAATCAAACTAACACAACTTATCAATGAGGGCATGACTGTACTACATGAGATTGATACATTGAATGGTGGATTGAACGACACTGTTAAAGCAGTTGCGGAAGAATTGGAAATCAAAGCTTCTACACTAAAGAAAGCAATTAAGATTGCTCATAAAGCAAGTCTCGGTCAGACTAACAAAGACCACGATGAACTTAACACTATCTTGGAAACTGTGGGCAAAACACTTTGAGCTACGTTGACGCTATTCACAGCAGGGATGAGGATCGCATCTACGTTGTAGAACGTGATACTAACGGTAAACGTCAATATAAAGAATTCCCTACAAACTACGTATTCTATTACGCCGACCCTAAGGGTAAACAGCGTAGTATCTACGGAGATCCGGTCAGTCGTTTCAGTACACGAAAACGCACAGAGTTTGAAAAAGAAAAACGCATTCATTCGGGCAAGAAATTGTTTGAGAGTGATGTTAACGTTGTGTTTCGTTGTCTAAGTGAAAACTATTTAGGTGTGGATGCACCTAAACTTCACACTTGTTTCTTTGACATTGAAGTAGACTTTGATCCTGAGAAAGGTTTCAGTCCTACGGCTGACCCATTCAATCCTGTTACAGCTATCAGTTGCTACTTAGATTGGTTAGATCAATGT